TTCTTGGTGAAGTTGTCGGAGTCGGAATCCGACATTTCCACGATGACGCCCTCACGCTCGTACACGGTGCAGGCCTGGGCGAAGTTACCAACCGCGAAGGTGTCGGCGGTGACGCCGACGGTGCTGATGATCGGCACTCCAAACAGCGTGCGCTGGCCCATTTCATTGACGCCAACGCGGACTTGGCCGGCGGCAGTGGTGAACAGGTCGATTTCGATCGTTGCCCAGTCGGCTGGGTTCAACAGGATCGCATCCGGCATGTCGCCCTGTGCTTCCAGCGTGCCCATGATCTGGCGGATCAGCACCAGTTTCTTTAGCGTTGAACCCAACGCGGCGTTGGCAATGCCGTGCGCTACATAGTTGCCAGCGTCGAAAATGCCACTGATGTTGGGTGCGGTGCCATCACCCGATGCAAGCTGGGTTTCCACTTTCCGGTTGACGCCATAACGCATTCTGGTATCGACATAGGCCGCCAAAGCGACGTTATCGGCGGCGAGCTGGCGGCTGATCTTGATCCAGTGGGCTACGGTAGAAATTGGCATATTCACCAGCGTCCAGGTCAAAGCACTTTCAGCCTTGGCTGCCCCTTCCGCCGCTTCCGCTGCGGAATTGGTGAAAGCGTTTTCTTTGGTAAACTCGATTGCGTTGGAAGCAGTCGGCAGCTTGGTCAAAAAGTCTTGTAGGGTCAGCGGTGAGATGGCGCCGCGCACGATTCCGGGCTTGCGATCCGGGGCAACGTTGGTATCAGAACCAACCAAGGTGTTTTTGACTTCAAAGCCGATGCTGCCGAATTGGCGATTGCCGGCCACCAGGTTGAGCTTGCCCTTGTATTCATCGGACTTGATGAACTGGGCGCCCCAGGAGGTCATGCCGGGTTTGTCTTCCGGCAGGGATGCGCCGCGCTGCTTGAGCTGGACGATTTCGTCGGCCAGTTCGCGCTGCTTGATGCCGAGGTTGTCAATGGCGGTCTTGGTATCGGTGGAAACCGTTCCCATACGCGATTCAACATCCTGCTTGGTGGCAAACTTTTCGAGCGCGGACTCGATCTTGTCGAGGGATTGCATGATTGCTTCGGGCATGGTTTTTCCTTTCAGGAAGATAGTTTGATTGCGAGGGCAAGCGCCTTCGCGTTGGCTGCTGCATTCATATCGCCGGCATCCGCTTCATCGCGCTTTGCCAACAACATTCGGGCTTTGGCAATAAGGTGCTTTGCCGAGTCCCTGTTAAACGGCCCTACCTCGCGCAGCAGCCGTTCAAAATCTTTGATTGATTCAAGCGATTCAATGCTTTCACGCATTTCATCGATGCCTTTTATGTCAGTAATTCTGGCCTGATCGTTGGCGGGGTCTGTGACGATGGAAATCTCTTTCAGCGCCTTGATGCGGTGGATGATGCGCACACCATCGGAACGGCGTTCCGTGCTTTTCGGGTCCGGGATGATGGCGACAGACAAGCCACTGACCAGCCCTGACTTCATCGCCCAATAGGCATCTGAAGCACCACGCATCTGCATGACAAGATTGGCTTCGCCAATCAGGCCGCGCGCGTCTTCTTTCAGGCCAGACCAGCGACCGACCGGAAGCTGCGCATCGAGCCAGTTATGGTTGACATAGACATCAACCGGCGACGAGTCCCCTGCCAGTACATCCGCATAAGCGCCTGGCATAATGATGTCGTTCTTGGCATCGACCACGCCGAACACGCTGCCGTAGCCGCTGAACGCGCCTTCAGACTGCGCATATTTGATGTCGCAATCACTGAGCGATAGGGTCTTGAGTTCCATTGCTGGCTCCTGGTGTGACTTGCCCGAGCTTGTCGAGCGGTACAAGGTTGGTTTGTGCGGTAAGCGCGTCCCCGCCAGGAATGGGCGGGTCGTTTTCAAGCTGGCGGCATTCGTTGCGGGTCTTCAGACCGTTCTGCACGGCCTTTCCGTAGACATCGAAACGGTCTTTGATGTTGGCTCGCAGCAGGGCATCAATGCTGAATTCGACGCTGTACAGCGCGCGCTGGTTGGCGGTGAGTACGCGCTTGCGCAGGGCTTGCTCAAAGTTGACAATGGCCGGGCGGATGGTGAGTTTGAAGAAGCCATCCAGGATCTGTTCGACGCCGCTGCCCCAGGTGGTGACGTTGGCATGACCGACCATCACCGGCGGGACGCCAAACCAGCGGCAGATTTCTTCGACCGTGAACTGGCGGGTTTCCAGCAGTTGCATATCCTCCGGCAGCAGGCTGACCTGCTGATATTTCATGTTGGCTTCCAGCACAAACAGACGGCTGGTGGTAGCGGTAGCGAGTTCTTCGAAGTTGAGCCGGATACGGTCGCGCTGATCTTTGTTCAGCACCTGGTCCACCATCAGCACGCCGGTCGGCTTGCCGCCGGCGGCAAATAGCCGATTAGCCGTGGTCTGCGCGTTGGCGGCTTCGTCGGTGGTGGCGCGCATGTAGTCAAGGCGGCTCAAGCCGATGGTGCCGTTGCCCATGCCCTTGAAATGCACCACGCTGGATTCCGCCAGTACGGCAACATCCGATCCGATGCTGTAGAGATAAACGACCGTGCCATCCGACAGGATGCGCATTTCTACCTGATCGGCAGACATCGGCGTCAGTGCGTAGGCTTCGCCTTTGGCGTCGCGGTCGATGCGGGCGTAGGCGTTGCCGCGCAGCAGCAGGTTGAGGATGATGGCGGTCCAGAACTCGATCGGCGTCATCAGCCGGTTTGGCGATTCGTGCAGCAGGGTCCACAGCGAGCTATCACGCGCCAGGTCGCGCAGGCCTTTGCCTTTCTCCAGGTAGACGAACAGCGGCAGGCTGGCGATGGTGGCGGCAATGACCTGGACGCAGGCCCACACGGCGCTGATCTGCAACGCGCCATCCGCGCCGCTGCTGCGCGTGTCTGACACCAGCGCTGACGATGGCGCGGAAAGTTGCGTGCCGCTGCGGTCGCCCAGGGCGAGGCCGCCGAAACGGAACCAGCCGGCAATGTGGGTTAGGAGGCTCATGCGAAGATGGGGTTATCCAAGAAGTCGTTGATGTCGGATTCGGCGATGCTGACCATGGCGCGGTTCATTGCCACCACAGTGGCGACGGCGGCGTCGATCTTGTTTTCCGGGCGTAACTTGCGCGGGAAGATGTTTTCGTTGCGGTCTTCCTTGACTTCGACGTTGCTGAACATCCAGACGAAGGCGGGGTTGCCGTCGTGGTGGAAGCGGCCGGCGTCGACCAGCGCCTGTATCTCTTTCATCGGCTCGCTGAGGTAGCGCACTTGCTGTGGGATGTCGACCACTTGAAAGCCTTCGGCGGCGAGGTTGGCGCCGAGCTGCTGGCCGCCCCAGGGGTCTTTGGCGACTTCGGAAACGACGACGGTTTCCGAGCTGGCGAGGATTTCTTCTTCTATCTGGGTCAGGTCGATCATGTTGCCGGGCGTGGCCACCAGGTAACCGGCATTGACCCAGGCTTGGTAGTGGGCGTTTTCTGGTTTTTCTACAGCATCGCCTGGCACGAAGTTGCGGCTGATGGCGTAGTAATGCGGCTTGCCGACCTCAGTGCCAGGGCGCTTGAACAGCCAGACGGCGCTGGCAATATCCTGTTTGCTGGCGAGGTCGAGGCCGATGACGCAGGATTCGCCGTTGAAGTCTTCTAGCTTCAGGCTGGGGTCGCCGGCCTGCTGGAAGGCGTGCAGGTTGATCCAGGGCGAGGCGGCGGCAACCCAGATGTCGAGGTGCTTGGTTTTGAAGACGTTCTGCTTGCGCGGGTCGGCGATGGCGTCGCGCTGCTGAGTGCGCAGGAATTCGGCATCGACCGAAACGCCGAAGTTGGGGTTGGCTTTGCGCAACGCTTCTTCGCTGGTCCAGTCGTCCTTTTCGTCGACGGTGAAGATGATGCCGAAGCGCTGGTCGTTTTCGATGACACCTTCTAGGATTTTCTGCAGCTCCACCTGGTGCTGATAGCACGGGCCGGAAATGTCGCTGCCGGATGTGGTGATGACCAGCATCATCGGCTGCGAGCGCGCGCCCATGCCGGTCTGCATGGTGTCATACAGTTCGGCGGTTTTGTGTTCGTGGTATTCGTCGACGATGGCGCAGCTCGGTGACGCGCCGTCGCCCGGCTTGCCGATCACCGGTTCGAATTTGCTGTTGGTCTCGACCACACTGAGGTTGCTGGCGTTGGGCGTGACGCCGAACGTGGCGCGGAAGCCCGGCGTGGCGCGTGCCATCAGCAAGGCGGGGCGGAAGACTTCCAGCGCCTGGTCTTGCGAGGTGGCGCCGGAGTACACCTCAGCGCCGAATTCGTCGTCGACGGCGAGCATGTACAAGCCGATGACGCTGGCCAGAGTCGACTTGGCGTTTTTACGTGGGACGAACAGGTCGACCACGCGGAAGCGGCGCTTGCCGGTGATGCGGTCCACCCAGCCAAAAGCGCTGGCGAGGATGAATATCTGCCACGGTTCGAGGGTGATTGACTGGCTGCGTGCGGCCCAGTCGCCCTTGATGTGCGGCATCAGCTCGGCAAACTTGCAAATCCGTTCCGCCGGGCGGTAGGCTTTTCCCTTGCTGTCGACCAATTCCGGGTTGAAGGTGTAGCGGAAGTCGGTGCGGGCGAGGTCGTCCAGGTGACGCTGGCAGGCGAGGCGGTGCCACTTGCAGGCGGGGATTTTCCCGGCAACGACATCGGCCGCATAAGCGGTTGCGATGTCGGTGAAGTGGGTGGCGCTGGGGTCGATCACAGCGCGCCCCATTTGTCCTGCCCGGCATCCTGAAACAGGCTGGCCTGGCGGTTGTCGCTGGTGGTGACCCGAGCGCGGCTGGCCGGAGAGAGGCCGAACAGCGCCAGGTAGCGGTTCACATCCTCGGCAGCGCGGCGTCCAACCACCCAATGGTGCGAGTAGGTGAAGTTGCCGTTGGCGGTGCGGATCATGATGCCGTCGCCGCCGGTGTATTCCTCGCCCGCCGCTTCGGCGGCGGCGCGCTTTTCCTCGGCAGCGGCCATGGCTTTGCTCAGCATGTTCTCGGCCCAGACCATCTTTGCCCAGGCCTGTACGTACAGCACCAGGGCAGCGCGGTCGAGTTTCGACACCAGGCCGTAGCGCAGTAGCTCGGCGGTCAGGCGCTTCCACTCTTTCTTTGCCTCGGGCCAGATCCACGACGGCGAGCTGGGGATTTCGACTTCAGGCTTGAACTCATCGAACAAAGTCGCAGACGGCAACTTGCTCGGGTTCCCGCGCAGGATATGCACGTTCGCCGGTAGCGGTTGCGGTCCACGAGTGCCCATTCAGCATTCCCCAAAGAAAACGGCCACCCGAAAGTGGCCGTGATGATCAAGCGGCGGCGCAGATGAGTACCCCCCACCCTGATAACCCCCGCACGTAAAAATGTGTC